AAGTATACACGGCAACAGTATACAGCCTATCTCAAAACCGTTCAACGATGTATACGCAAAGCAAAACAGTACAATGACCGTGGTGTATACTTTCCTATCTGGGGGACTTGTTTAGGTTTTGAATTGTTGATTGCCTTGGAACTATCCCAGTCCATTTCAACCGTGTTTGACACCATGGACGTGTGCGACCATTATGGAGAATCAACACTTTCATTTACCTCGGTTCCAAGCAGCATCAAGTCCTATTTTACACCAACGGAATTGGCACGATTCAAAAAAATACGGTGCACCAATCATCGGCATCACTACGGCTTTCAACAAAAATTTGATTTTCTAAAAATTGTTTCTATGGACCATGGTTTCATCAATATCTTTGAATTCAAAGCGTATCCTTTTTATGGTTGTCAGTTTCATATAGAGGACCCTTTCAATGAGACCTCTACGCTTCTTTCCTATAAATTAAGTCTCTTTTTCAAAGAAGAATGTGGTAAAAATTGACCTAAATAAATTACCTTGTATAAAAGTATAGGATGATTATTCCAGTGAAGTGCTTTACGTGTGGCAAGGTCTTGGCGGACAAATACCGTTGGTATCAGGAAAAGGTATCCGCTGCAAAGAAGAGCAAGGACCCGGAATACTTTAGTGAGACGAACACGAAAAAGACAATTGAGGGACTGGTCATGGACGAACTCAAGTTGAACAAGCCGTGTTGTCGCCGGCACATGCTCACTCATGTAGATATAGAGTAAAGGATTTAAATAAACACACGGTAAGTATAGTATATGTGGGCAGATGAAATCAATGACCCAGAATACCAGGACCCGGTGGTTTTCAATACCGTCTGGAAGATGCCTGATTTCTATCATCAGCCCATTACATCCTTGAACAAACCTATCTTGAATGTTCTGTCGGGCGACCCGTATCCCTATCGTATTGGGACGCGGGATGAATACCGTTTTTTCGTAGTCATGGAGAGCGACCCCGATGACTACAAGGAGGCGCGTCGTCTCTTTTTTGAGAGTCCAGAACAGTATGAGCGTTTGACCAAGCGAACCGTGTCCGAGGCCAGCAAACGAAAGTTTTATGAACATCAAAAAATGTTTAAACGGAAGACCCTATGATAGTGCATGACATTGTATGAAGTATTAGGTATTCCGGACAATTCTACGTTGGACCAAATCAAAAAACAATATAGAAAGTTGTCTTTGGAACACCATCCAGACCGACCGACTGGTAATGAGGCAAAATTCAAAGAGTTGAACGAAGCCTATGAAGTCTTGTCGGATGAAGAGAAACGACGAGCCTATGACCAGTCATTGAAACCGAAACAAGGGATGGATATTTTTGAAATGTTATTTCGTCCAGACCAATTCATGAATGCTCATACGATGATGTTTCATAACCTTATGAAACCTCCTCCAATGCACCTTACTCTTTCCTTGACTCTGGAACAAGTGTATACAGGATGCAAAGTACCCATCCGATTGGAGCGATGGGTACATGTCAATCACATTCGGCAAATGGATGTAGAGACGTTGTATCTGGATGTTCCTCAAGGAATTGATACGAATGAATGTATTTTGATTCAAAACAAGGGGAACATGGGACCGGATGGAACCTTGGGCGACGTTCGTATTGTCATACAAGTATCCAACACGACCAAACTAGAACGCTATGGAATTGATTTAGTATACACCCATGAAATTTCCCTAAAAGAGGCTCTTTGCGGATTTACTTTTGACTTGACGTATTTACAAGGTCAATCCCTTCGTATTACTAACACACGAGGGAACTTGGTTCATCCTGATTATAAAAAAGTCATTCCAAACATGGGTATGAAACGAGAATCTTCTATAGGTAATCTAATCATTCAGTTCAAAGTGGTATTTCCTGCTGCATTGTCGGAAGAAGTACTTGTTCAATTGGACACTTTGCTGTAATCTGTTTTTACAATCAACATCCTATGCGAATAGGTTGTTGCATTCCAACTTATACTAAAAGGGAATTAAAGATTTAAACGATTTAATACAATAACATGAATGTACTGACCTTAAAAACGGTTCAAATTGCACCCTTTCGTACCTTGATGACGGCTCTGAAAGATATTCTGCTAGAATCCAACATTACGTTTCAGGCGGATGGCATGCGAATCATCAACATGGACAAATCCCATACGGTGTTGGTGCACCTTTTTTTGAAAGCCGAGAATTTTGAAATCTACGAGTGTAAAAAAGAAAAAATCATCATTGGCGTCAACATGTTTCATTTGTTCAAGCTCATCAATACCATTGATAATGACGATACGTTGACCATGTACATTGAGAGCGGTGACTACTCCGATGGCATCGTCAACAATCTATGTTTGAAATTTGAGAATGGCGACATCAAACAGTGTAAAATTCAAAAGTTGAGACTCATTGAACCTGACCCGGATGAATTGGAAATTCCGAATGTAACCTTTTCTTCGGTCATCAATTTGCCTTCGGCAGATTTCCAAAAGATTGTGCGCGACCTCTCGTGCATCTCGGAACGCATTGAAATCAATTCGGTAGGGAACGAATTGATTTTTAAGTGCAAAGGGACCTTTGCGACGGCGGAGGTGCGGCGAGCCGAATCCGACGGAAACATGGAGTTCATTCAGAAGAAGTCTAACAAAATCATTCAAGGCAATTTCAGTTTGAAAAATCTAGGGTATTTCATCAAGTGTACAAACCTATGCAATCAGATTGAAATGTACCTAGAGAATGATTTACCGTTAGTGGTCAAGTATTCGGTTGCTTCCTTAGGAGACATTAAATTGTGTTTAGCGCCTCTTCCGGATGCGTGATTTGTTGCGACGGTACCGGCGACGTCTAGAGCGGCGACCGCCACCAGCTGCAGCAGCGGTAGGTTCAACCTGTTCTTGATTTCCAAGACCTGCTGCAGCAGCGGCAGCAGCAGCAGCAGCGGCAACCGAAGCAGCTGAGTCCGTAGCCGCTTTGGAAGCACTTTCCATCATACCTTTAGGTTCTTCTGGTTTTGATGCTAATGGATTTATAGATTTGAATGCTGATTTTACAGATGCAAGTAGACCTCCTTGGGAAGGAGCATCAGGGTTCTTGTTGCACGTTGCTACACATTCTTCCTTTGTTTCTGATGTAAACCATCCTCCTCCTCGTCTAGCTGACTTGGATAATTTCCCACGTGTTGACTTGGAAGATTTCCTACGTCCTGGCATATGTATACTAGATAAATTTTAATTTTCCTTGAAAATACATCCATCCGACTTTAATAATTTTATTTTAGTCGGATCCGTACATTTCCTAGTTCCTGTCCACACTTTCAAAATACAAAAATTCTTTTTAGGAGAAATGGATATGCCTGTAATACCTTGCGTTAACGCAGTATCCGCGGTCAATGTATTTCCCATCATGCTAAACGAAACATCTCTCCAAATAGACGCAATTCCCTTGGATACTTTGTAGGAAAAAAATCCACCATTTTTGTTTCGGTCATCTTCCCATAAAGGTGTTATGTTTTCCCTCATTAAAAACAGCATGCATCCCTGGACAAGTGCTTCCGGCAAGTGTTGGTACAGGGTAAGTGCTTGTTCTACTGTTTCTACCGTCATGATTTTTTGGTATCCCGAAAGGGACCAATCCGGATTTTGCGGCAAATGGGCCCACAACACCCATGCCTCGGTAAACCGGTGCATTATACTTATCTTTATGTCATCTTATTTTATATCTTTTACTTGAATTACTTTTGTAGGATACGATACATGTCATCTGCACAACGCGCCAACTGGTTTCCAATGGCAGGTTCATTTGCAGTGTGCCCTGCATCTACCATATAGAGTTTACATGTTTTCATGGCCTTGCTCAAAGTATACGCGATGGAGGGAGGAGTCACAATGTCCCACCGCCCATTGACCATGAACGTAGGAATATGACGTATTTTAGTCATGTTCTTGTAAATGGTTCGCCGAGGCACAAAATAACGATGCGCCTCGTAATGAACATTGACTAAAGCATCGTAGTATACACTTTTCTTTTCTGGAGGAGGAGCGGTTTTGACATAAAGAGGGTCGGAACTCATCAACAACGAGGCCAATCGTTTGGATTTCCTAGTTTGTAGAACTTTGAGTATACGTTTAAATCGGTGTGTTCCTTTACGAAACTGAACAAGTTGATTGATTTCCTCTTCCATCTCAGGAAATAGACTATCTACACAGGATTTTTGTGACAGGTCGTATACACCTCGCAGAATCAGACCGCGTACACGGGAAGGATACGCTTGAGCATACAAGAGGGCGAGAGACGACCCCCAACTCCCTCCAGAAACAACCCAGGATTCATATCCTTTGAGTTCACGTATACGTTCTATGTCCAACAATAAATCGGCGGTTGTGTTCTTTTCCAATTGTCCTCTTGGAGTAGATTTACCGCATCCCCGTTGGTCAAACAGAATGATATTATAATGAGCAGGGTTGTAAAATCGGCGAATGGGAGGAGACGAGTGGTCGCCAGGCCCTCCATGCAAATACACTACAGGAATTCCATTTGGGTTGCCTGACCATTCTACGTAGAGTTTGACACTTGTCCCCTTACGTAAGGTATCCACATGAAACATCATGGTTTCATAAGGATGAAGATGAGGATACATATAGTATACACAGGATTTATGTACACGCAGACTTGATTTTGCATATTTCTGTAGGAGATACCTCACTTGCCAATACAGTCCATGCGGTTGAACCTTTAGGTTTCACTAACATGATACCATTTGTATTTGTCATGTTGTAAGGACCAACAAAATCCGGTTTACCTGTCCATGTGTAAGAATCTCCCGGATAGGCATTTTTTGTAAATGTATACGTTGGTGGCGTGGCATAGGACGTCATGGTAACTGTCTTGGTTCCATTTAGACTTACGGTTAAATAAGAAGGAGTATATGTAGTTGCAGCGGCGCTACTCGTAGAAGAACGAACCCCTCGGTTTACGATATTTATGAGTTCCAATGCTCCTATATCATTAACAACTTCCCTATAAGCATTGATAAATGAATTTAATGATGCAGGCGTACTTATGTCAAATGCAATGCGATTATTAGAATAATCAACAAAATTATTTATCATATCCAAATTGGGTTGCCGTAAAAGTAAAATGTGCGATGTATTGGTATTATTCAATCCAAATCCTTCTTGATACGTAAAGCAAATCAGTGTGAATAAAATGAGAATAATTACCAACAGAATGTATTTCATATATTAGTACACTATTTTATACGTCAATGAACGGATAATTTATGATACGTTGTACATAGTAATAAGGAGGAAAGGTACTATCTACTGTATCTGGTATGTCATTATAAATTAATACAGACACATACATGCCTCCATTGCGTGTAACAGTTGTATTGGTGTTTAATGCACGTTCAAACAATTCAGCTATCCATGCACGAACCATAGCATCCGTTACCCCTGTAAAATTAATAAATGCCTCAATAGACGCTACATCTCGGATAGCCTTCTTAGTATAGGTGCTTCGATTTAAAGTTTTTGCCTGAGCATAATACATTTCACTTGTAGCAGGAGGAGCTTTATATATTTTTATCTTTAACACTTTATCACGACTGTTCATGAACTCGTTATATATTTTTCGCATTCTATCAAATTTGATTGTGTCGTCATCTGTTACACTGTTAATTACAATGGCTGTATAAATGGTAGCTTTTCTGTCAGACGCTCTACCTGTAGCCATAATATCTTTTTCACTTTTTACAGTAAACGTTGCATCTATACTTGTAGCCTCTATAATGGGCAGGACATCATACGGATAAATATCTAGTGGAGCATATGTATACTTCTTGGTGATATAAGGTTTCCTTACATCAAAGGGTTCCACGGTAATATATTGAACTATAACTACCACAATCAATATACATAACCATATAATCAGTTTCATATATTTAGACTAGATTAAAAATCGGATAGAAACATGTCTCCCTCCTTGGTTTTAGTCGCCAGGGCGTATTCACTGACACGTTTTTCAAAAAAGTTGGTCTTTCCTTCTAAAGAAATACTCTCCATCCATGAAAAGGGGTTGGGGGTATGAAAGAGTTTGGAGACACCCAATTGCAGGCACAACCGGTCCGAGACAAACTCAATATAAGAGCTCATCATGTCCGAGTTCATGCCAATCAGTTTACAAGGAAGGGCGTCAACAATGAATTCTTTTTCAATGGCAACGGCTTCCTTGACAATTTGATGAATGACTGTTTCTTCTAATGGCGGCTGTTGCTTGTACATCAATACGGCAAAATCTGTATGAAGGGACTCGTCGCGACTAATAAGTTCATTACTAAATGTAAGGCCGGGCATGATACCCCGTTTCTTTACCCAATAGATGCTGCAAAAGGCACCGGAAAAGAAAATGCCTTCTACACACGCAAAGGCTACCAGACGTATGGCATAGGAGGAAGACGATTGAATCCATTGAATTGCCCATTCTGCTTTTTTCTGTATACAGGGAAATGTTTCAATGGCCCGGAACATCTCATCGCGTTTGTCGTAGTCTACATACTTGTCAATCAATAAGCTATACATTTCTGAATGAATGTTCTCCATGGCAATTTGAAACCCATAAAAGGCACGCGCTTCCGAGGTCTGAACATCCGCCATGAACCGGAGAGCTAGATTTTCCAAGACAATACCATCACTGGATGCAAAAAAGGCAAGTATCATAGAAATGAACCGTTGTTCGTCAGGTGAAAGTTCATTCCAATGTTCCATGTCTTTGGATAAATCTACTTCTTCCGTTCGCCAGAAACAATCCAATTGTTTCTTGTACATGTGCCACGAGTCCATGTCCGTAATAGGGAACATCGTGTACTTTTCGGCCATACACTATATCTTTATTTTTTGTTTCTATATTTTTTATTTATTCTTCTTCTTTTTCTTACCCCCGCCAAATGCTTTTTTTGTATCTTTCCATGCCTTTTCAGCGCCTTTTTTCGTTTTGTTGGCTGCCTTCTCCGCGATTCCTTTCTTTTTGTTCCCGCCATCTCCTTCCGGTTCATCCACCGAAGAGGCCAAAAAATCAGTCAGAACGTAATCTGTTTCCGTAGGTGCTTCTGAACCAGCTTCCAATGTAAATAAACCTTGTACAAATGTGTCAGGAGCCGAATCTACCACTAGAAATTCAAATAATTCAGTTTTGACTGCATCCAATAACGGAGGTGAATAAATAAGAATCATTTTAGGGTCCGATTCTACTCCTAAATTATTGACGGAAGTAATGATTTCGTCCGTATCACGGTCGGGGTTAAACGGGAGAAAGAGTAAAAACCGAGTATTGTCTATATCCGATAAAAATGTTGTTATGGACTCGGTGGCATCGGTCCAATCCGACATAGTATACAACAGCTTTACCGTCGTCGTAGAGGATTCTACCATTCCTTCTTGAACCCCCATGATGACCCATAAATAAAGGACTACAATCACCAAAAGTGCAATGTATCTCTTCATGTTCTAAGCTTATATTTTATAGTGGATTCCTTTATCTTCTCCTGTTAAAAAACGTTCATAACTCATTTGATTGGAGTAGTAAGTTTGATAATGTTCCAGAGGATGAGGGCGTGTACATGACATGGAGGAATGAAGCACCGTCCCGTCATACAAGGGAATAGAAAACGTCCGATTGGGATGATGCATGATTGTCCATTTATAATGAAACGATACACAGATTTGGTCTCCATTGTAAACTTGTTCTATCGTAACAAAGTATAAAATGTGCAAGTGTATGATATACACGATGGGAACAGCAGGGTTTGGAATGAATGTATACGTGGTAGTGGGACTTGGTGTTAAACTAAGAGTTTTGTAGTGTTGTCCAATACGATAGGTCCCGAGTTCCTTCTCGGTAGGCCGTAAAAAATCTTGTATGTATCTTCCCAAGTCAGGAGGCATTTGCATACGTTTACTACAGATTAAAGACATGCACGGCATACCGGAATGTAGGACGCTTGAGGACAATACTGATTCATGTTCAGGGACAACCGTTTGGAAAAGGAGGCTCTTCCTTGACATCCTTCGCAGACGGCATACAATTTAGTATACGTATCCGCCATGGGAAGCAGGTCGGTAATGTAGCCGAATCGTTCCTGTTTAAAATCGCCGTCCAACCCATAAACGTGCACTGTTTTCCCCAGCAACATCATTTTTTGGACAAAAGGAACCAATTCATCAAAGAACTGAGCTTCGTTGATGAAAATAGACGATGCGTCCGTGGTGTAGACGGAGGACAAGTCCCTCGTAGTAAAACAGCGAATGGATTCGCCGGTATGACTCGTCAACGTTCCTGATTCTATAGAGGTATCATAATCCAGGACAAGTCCTCCTGCCGAGGCCGTCCGAATCAAATGGGAGGTTTTACCCGAGTACATACATCCCGTAACCACGTGCAACATCCTGTATCTATCTTCTAAGGAATCTGGTATATCAATTTTTAACGACCAAAGCTAGAAAAGTCCGCTACCAAGGGAGTTGGTAAATAACCAGACTTTATATCGGAATAGGTAGGCGTTGTCTTACTGTCAAACGCAGGTTCAGGACAGGAACTTGCCGCGCCTCCACGAGGACCGGATAAAAAGATAGTATTCGTGTACGATTTTTGAGTAGATAAATTATTGGGAATGGTAGGAGGAAGTTTTGTCTGCAATAAATCACTTTTGGTTTCGGTAAAGGAGTACGATTTTTCCGCGAGTTTACTATCAATGTAGGTCTTAATCTCCTCGTTCAAGGCAGCAGAACAATTGGTTCCTGCCAAATCTGTTCTTGCCGTTACCTTATCGCTACAGCATCCAAATGCACTTGATTTACAATGATTGTCTGTTGCCATGGACGACAACATTTGAAGAATTTTGTTCAGGGTAGATGAATCGGTTGTATACCCCATAGAGTCTTGGGCTACATAGGTTTGCATGGAGGGAGAGGTATAATCCCCCAATATATCATTTTCAGGAATCAAAATAGTCGTGTTGAGAGAATAAGTGGACCCGGTTGTTCCTCGTAAACTATCGTAGGCGGAAGTTCCTGCTGTGCTACCTGAATAAGAAGTATACGTAGAATCGTCATAATCTGCTGCTTTTGTAGTTGGTTTCAAATCGGTTTCAAGTGTGCTGTAGGTATAAGCAGTCCCCCCGGCAGATGCAGTCGGCTCATACGTAATATTTCCATAAATGTATTTTTCATCGGCGAATCCCGACCCTGGAGTCGGTATATCATCCTCTGAAGAAATGGACGTATTGTAATCAGTGTACTTTGTTCCATCTAGTGTCGTATAAGTATACGAGGTAGCCCCCGTAGTAGACTCTATTGCCGAGCTGCTCAACCAGGAAGGACGATTGACAGTAGACCCGGTGGAAGAAGTAACAATGGTGATAGAACTACGGGCAACATAGACAACCGGTTCATTTGAATATTTAATCCCTATGTCATCATAACTGTTAGTAGGAACAGAAGTAATGGTTCCTGTTTTACCGGGATGTTCGGTAGACGTCACGGTATCCCCAATACTATAATAAACCCGTGTCGTTGTTGTGGAGGTACCCTCTTCATCATCGTTATAGGTGTAAATATCGTTTACGTCGGAATAATAGTTGTCATAGGAACCGTATCCTTCTTTGGTAGACAACCAATTGACAAACAGGGAATACAAAATGATGATGACAAATGGAATACAAATCATGTAATTGAAATACTTCATATTCTACATGAATACTTTAATTTCGGAAAGCTCCGTAAACCGAAGAGGCATCTAAGTGGTAGTCCCGAACTACCTTATACCCCGTGTCTTTTGGCACGTTAGGCACTTCGTCCACGGGCCTAGAAGTATTTCCTAAAACAAGTAAAAGTATACTGACCAAAACAACCAAAAGAAGCAAGTTCATATAATACTACAATAAAATGAAATAATATAAATAGTATATCAACACCATAGTATGAAGATATTGGTCTTAGATACCGAAACTACGGACAAGCCGCCTAAAATTGCCCTTTTACCTGGAACGGTGGATTTTTGGCCATCCATCGTTCAAATCAGCTTTGTGCTTATGGATGATAGCACGTTCAAATACAAGGCTTATGACTACGTCATTAAAACATCGCAACCCATTGAAAATTCGCATATTCATGGGATTACCAAGTCCATGAATACTCAGCAAGGATTTGACTTTGCCGACATTTATGAAATCTATCAATTATGTATACAGGAGGCCGATATCGTAGTTGGACACAATTTATCGTTTGATTTGAACATGATTCGTGCAGAATGTTATCGCCGAGACATTCCTTATGTAGAGCCATCGGTCTCTTATTGTACGATGATGTCTACACGATATGTATGCAATCTAAAAAACCACAAGTGGCCGACCCTCGGAGAGCTTCACGTGGTCTTGTTTGGCGATGAACCGGTCAACCTTCACAATTCCCTCAAGGATTGTTTGGTCTGTCTACGGTGTTATTTAAAGTTGATGAACGGCATAGACTTGTTAGACAAGCACAAGGGAATATATAATCTTCAATTATAACATGGAGTGCAAGGAAAGAACAAAAAATAAAACAAAAAATAAAACAAAAGGCAACCCTTGCAAGACACATAAAATACACACGCCCCATTTGCAAATGGTCTGCAAAGACTCAGGGGAATGTTTATCGTTTGGCAGTCACACAAAAGAAATTCAACGTTTTTTTAAATTTACGAGTTTCCAATACGTTGTAGGTGCACTAGAACCTATTGGAGGTAGGTCATCTAACGGATTTATTCGTAAAATTAATTATGAACGGGACCATTACACCGCATGTTCCGTCTTAAAATCTACCGTAAGTTCGGAATCCGACAGTCTTGTCTATGAATATTTGGTAGGCGTTCGTTTTATCAACGACATGGCGTTGCGATTTCCTTGTTTTGTAAGCACGTATGGATTGTTTTTCTACAACGATTATGAAAAGTACATGGACATTCAATATAAAAAAATGACGGATGGTAAGTTGTTTCTGAAACAAGCCTTGACCCTTCAAGACGGCATTGATTTTAAAAAGGCATGTATTTATTCTCAAATGGCGACCATTTTGATTCAATACATCAATCATGCCATTTCCGCCTACACGGCAAGTCAAGATGCAACGTTTACTAAATATCACATGACACACGTTTTATTCATCATTTACCAAACCTTGGCAAGTCTATCCAAAGTGTATACTCATTATGACCTTCACATTCAGAATGTGTTGCTCTTTCGTCCGCATCCCAATAAAACCATTCGGTATACGTACCACCGGTCCGACGGAAGTATACTGACTTTTTATTGTCCATATGTCCCCAAAATCATTGATTACGGTCGGTCTTATTTTAACAACGGCAAAGAAAATTCAAAACAAATCTACGATAAAATATGTTTGCTTCAAGAATGCGGTAAATGTGGCGAAAAACACGGATTCTCCATGCACAAACCCCAAGAGTTTTTAGGAATTAGTAGTCAACGAAAAAATGAAAGTCATGACCTCATGTTATGGTACAATTTGCACAAAAATGTTCAAACGAGTTATCCCAAATCATCTCTGAAAGAATTCCGTACCTCTACCTCTTACCGATTGTTGGAAAAGGTCGGTAAACGCATTCAATACAATGTAGATATACCTTCATCTCGAACAGGTGCAGGAACACGTGAAGATACCACATTACATCCCAAAGGTGACATTGTTGCCAATGTGACCGATGCTTACCAAGAACTTACTAAAATTGTCCTTCATCCAACCGTTGTAGAAGAAAATCAACCGTCTACCCTGGTCCTAGGAACCTTTCATATTTATGAGGACGGTAGGAACATGGAATATTTTAAGGTGTAAACATATGGATAAATATTATGGAATTTTATTGCTTCTTGCTCTACTCAGTCTTCTCGTTTTCGTCTATTGTTGTGTTCTGAGGCACAATATTTTCATGACGAAACAAGCTCATGTTCACGTTGTCAAGCGGACTCGTTCGGACGTTGATTAAATTGTCATCCTTGTCAATGGTTTGAGATAATTTGTTATTGGCTTCTCGTGCCTTTTTCACATTTTCTTCAATGGCCTTGCGCTTGCTCTCCTTGACACGAGAATCAAAATACTCCTTGGCCTTCTCCTCGTTCTTCTTTTTGTTGGCCATCAAGTCATTGAGCTGGGTCTCCAAATACTGAACATTGCCGGTTCGGTAAGCATCCGGTTCCCACGGCATCCAGACACCTACCGGACCCACGTAGACGTCAAAATTAGGGTCATACTCGCGCAACAGTTTAGCTCTGGCTTCTGCCTCTTCCTGGGTGGGAAAGGTTCCTCGGATTTTAAGACCGCGTACATTGGTCTGAAAGTCATGCGTTTTGCTGTATTCCGTTTCTAGGGTATCTTGGTGTTTATCTAGGAATGTTTTGTAATCATCGTTTACGGATTCTTCGCCCAGTTTAGACGACTCTTCCTTGCAAAACTCCATCAAGTCTGCAGTCACCGACTCTGTATTCAAATTGTATTTATAGGCAAGAAACGAAGTAAATTGAGAAAACTTTTGGAAAGACTTTAGCATATCCCAGTTTTTCACAAACTTGTCAAAGAAAAATAAATTCTTGTTTTGGATAATGTTTTCAGGAGAGACAAACGATACGCACACAAACTTTTGTTGAGCGATTGGTTTATCTTCATCCAATAAGTCAATTCGTTCAGGCATATAATCGGTTTAGGAGTTTTTTATTTAAACCTAAATTTAAATTATATTTTATACATAATTAATATATGGTAGACGCGTTGGAGTTATTGAAGCGAGCCTTAAAGTATTTGATTGAGGGACTTATGGTTGCGTTTGCAGCCTACGTCATCCCCAAGGGCAAGGGTTTAGCACTAGATGAAATTGGTCTCATTGCGTTGACGGCAGCGGCCACCTTTTCCATCATGGACACGTTTGTTCCAAGCATGGGAACGTCCGTAAGAACCGGCGCAGGGTTCGGTATTGGTGCCAACCTGGTTGGTTTCCCCATGCGATAAATATAGGAATAATTGATTTTTTGTTGACACCTATACGAATGATTGGTAGAACATCTACTAATCATTCTTACCTCAACTTAAAGAACACCGCCGAATACTACCCATGACCAAGTTTGTAGATTATATATCCTTCCCTGAATCTACCAACCTTCATCCAGAATTGGCTCTGACCTATCCTCCTCTGAAGGACAGTATACACTTGATTGTATACGGACCTTGTGGAGTAGGCAAGTATACTTACGTCCTTCAGTTGATGAAATACTACAGTCATAGCCAATTGAAAAACGAAAAAAAAATTGTGGTGGAAAGCGTATGCATCAAATTCAGCGACATTCATTACGAAGTGGACATGGAATTACTTGGCTGCAATTCCAAAACATTGTGGCACGACATTTACCAGCAAATATTTGACATCATTCAAAGCAAACCCGAGAAATACGGCTTTATTGTTTGTAAAAATGTTCATAAAATCAACAAGGAACTCTTGGAAGTACTGTACAGCTACATGCAAACGGATTTCATACGATTTATTTTCATTACGGAAGCGGTCTCCTTTTTACCACCTCCGATTCTGACCAAGTGTAAAATCATCCCGGTTCAAACGCCGGTTGCTCATGACGTAAAACTCAATACAGGCAATTTAATTCATGAATTCTCTCTGATTCAAAAAATAATAACGTCTATGACTACGCTTACGGTGGTTCCGAGTGAATTAAGAGATAACTTGTATAACATTCTCATTTTTGATGTGGGAGTGGATAAACTTGTGTTCCATATACTTTCCATTCCAATGTCCGTCCCTCAAAAAATAAAGGTGGTGCAGGAAACCATGTATCTTTATAAATATTATACGAATAATTATCGTCCTATTTTTCATTTAGAACGATATATTTATTCTGTCATTATCATTATTCATAAATTAAATTAAACGTAAACGCCTCAACTTATGTATGGCATGTTTTATACTACCTCATACGGTATTAAATCATCCTGTTCGGGACATACCCTCGGACATTTTGGTGTCGTTGATTCCCTACTTACAAGAACAACAGGTAAAATGTACCCATGAGTGTGTTCACGAAAAACA